CCATGCGTCTGATGCGTTTAGGTATTTTGCGCTGAGTTGCAAGCCGGTATCAAGCGCGAAACGGAGCAGCACAGCAAGCAGCGTTTACACGGCCAGAAGCATGTATGAATTTAATTTAGAAGATATTTGGGAATGTCAGCCTAAAACAAGCGGAAGGTTGGGCTAATGGAAGTTCAGAACAAGATTGAGTCCAATACGGACTTTGCTGACACTCCTGCTGGACAGGCGCAGCGGTGGGGCGCTGAAATTGAAGCTTCAAAGAAGGAGATGATGAAGTTTCAGGAAGATGCCGACCGCATTACGCGCCGGTATCTGGATCGCCGCGATGAATGGCATAAGGAAGAAAGCCGCGTAAATCTGTTTTGGTCGTCTACGAAAGTATTGCTGAGTTTGCTTTATGCGCGTCCTCCGAAGGCTTCGGTGGCGCGTTCTTTTTTGGATGCTGACGATGATGTGGCGCGTGTTGCCGGTCAGATTGTGCAGCGTCTTTTGAATCGTTCGTTTGATGACAATGTATCCGCCTGGGATGCTTCTATCAGGCAAGGCATTGAAGATTGGCTCATTGTTGGCATGGGTCAGTCTTGGATGCGTTATGAAGTAGAGACACAGATTGAAGAAATACCGGCGCAAATTGACCCGATGACGGGACAGGAACTTGTGCCAGCTAGTACATATGAGCGCATTATTAAGGAAGATGCGCCGATTGATTATATTTATTGGAAGGACTTTTTCTATTCGCCAGCCCGCGTTTGGGGTGAAGTGCGATGGGTAGCGCGGCGTGTTTACATGACGCGGGATCAGTTGATTCAGCGGTTTGGTGAACAGATTGGCAAAATGGTTCCGTTGTTTTCAAGGGAGACTACGGAAACAAACGCGCAGACGCCTAAATATGATCCTTGGTCAAAGGCTCAAGTATTTGAGATTTGGTCTAAAGAGGATAAAAAAGTTTATTGGTACGCCAAAGGCTGCGACATTATTCTGGATATTAAAGATGATCCTTTGCAGCTTGATGGGTTTTTCCCCTGTCCCAAACCGCTTGTTGCCAATGTAACCAGCAGCAACTTTATTGGTCGCGCTGATTATATTTTTGCACAAGATCAATTCAATGAACTTGATGAGATAAACACGCGCATTACCTGGCTGACGCGGGCGGCTAAGATTGTCGGCGTATATGATAAGAACCATGACGGTATTCAGCGCATGTTTAATCAGGCGGCTGAAAACCAGCTTATTCCGGTTGATAACTGGGCAATGTTTGCTGAAGCGGGTGGTGTAAAAGGCAAGGTTGATTGGGTTCCGATTGACCAAGTTGTTAATGCCATTGACCATTTGCGCCAATATCGCCAGGACAAGACTGTTCAGATTTATGAAGTCTTGGGCATTTCCGACATTATGCGCGGTACTACTCGCGCCACTGAAACGGCTACCGCGCAGCAGATCAAAGCGCAATTTGGTTCTACGCGCATACAATTGAATCAGTTTTACATTGCGGAATGGATTACCAATCTGTTGCGTATTAAGGCTGAAATTATCAGCAAGCATTGGCAGCCTGAAACGATTGCTGAACGCTCCAACATTATGCGTACACCAGACGCGCAATATGCCGGTCCTGCTATTCAGCTTATCAAGGATGAACGCCTAGCGGAGTACAGGATCAATGTCGAAGCTGATTCAATGGCTGCGCTTGATTGGGCAGCAGAGCGCGATAGTGCTGTACAGTTTATGCAGGGTCTTGGCGCATTTATCAGTCAAGTTTCTCCAATGGCTCAAGCGGTTCCTGGGGCTGCTCCGTACTTCCTTAAGCTCATGCAGTGGGCTGTTGCCAAGTTCAGAGTATCTAGTGAAATTGAAGGCGTCATTGACCAGGCTGTTGGGCAGCTTCAGGCGAATCCGCCAGGACCGCCGCAGCCAAGCCCAGAACAGCAAGCCAAAACAGCGGCAGACATAGCCAAGGCCAAAGAGCGCGAAGCCAACGCGCAAGAAACGCAAGTGGATACTCAGGCCAAAGTGTTGCAGATGAACGCGGCTGTACGCGCTGCGATGCAGCCTAATCCAAACTTGCCGCCGATTGTGAGATAGCCATGTCTGGGGTTCCAGAGCCATATAGGTACAATTACGTTCATGTATCTGGCGCACAAACCAGCTATGCGCTTGGGGTTCATGGACAGATTGGGGATTATTTGCATCGTTTGATTGTTACGCTTACTGCAAATAATACTGCAAACATCTCAATAATTGATGGAACGATGGAGCATTTGCTTGTGCCAAGCGGCGTAAGCAAGGGCGTTTACGTTATAGATATGAATATGATTTCTCAGGAAAGCGGCTGGAAAATTACAACCAGTTCTGCGGCTGAAGTGTTGGCCGTAGGCGTATTTACGAATTAGTCATGGACAAATATTCAGCCCGCATTAAAGCGCTTCGTAGTGAGTTTGGCGGATTTAACAATCCCAAGCGCACTCCATCGCACCCTACAAAATCTCATGCCGTTCTTGCCAAGCAGGGCGAACATATAAAGCTAATTAGATTTGGACAGCAGGGAGTAAGCGGATCGCCAAAGAAAGAAGGCGAGTCAGAAGCATATAGGAACCGGCGCGAAGCTTTTAAGGCGCGTCATGCCAGCAACATTGCAAAGGGTCCAATGTCTGCGGCTTATTGGGCAAACAAGGTCAAATGGTAGGAGGTTGTTATGAAAGCCAAAATGCAGATTTATGCTGAGATTCTGCGCCAGCTTGCGCGTATGCCGGATAAGTACGAAGAACCGGATATGAGTGCTATGGATTCTGAATCTGAAGATGAAATGAGCAAAGGCGATACTGAAGAAGATAAGAAGGAATACAAAGATGCCGAGTAAATCGCCAGCGCAAGCCAGAATAATGGCTGCGGCAGCGCATGATCCTGCGTTTGCCAAAAAGGTAGGCGTTCCTCAGTCTGTAGCCAAAGACTTTAATAAAGCCGACACCGGCACAAAAATGTTGAAACAGGCTATGCAAGCCAAGGCGCTAAGGAAGAAGTAATGCGTCGGGTTTATATTTACGACAAACAGCTTAAAAAAGTTGTCGAAATAACACCACATAAACAAGCAAGAAAAAATAACATAATGGTGTCAGATAACCATTATGAAGGATTACGCGCTACTGATGGAACTGACATTAGTACGCGAAAGAAGCACCGCGATTATATGAAGCAACATGGATTGACGACTGTTGATGATTATAAAGATTCATGGGCTAAGAAAAAAACAGAACGAGAAAACTATTATCAAAAAGGCGGAACAATTACGCGGGATCATATCCGCCGCATAATTCACCAACTGGAGAATAAATAAAAATGTCTACTGAACCCACCACAATCAGGGATGTACTTGAGTCTGCTGTTCCGAAAGAAGAAGAAACGCAGAGCGCACAGCCTGATGCTATCGTACAGCAGCCTATTGGTTCTGAACCTGAAGTAGAGGTGCCTGTAAAAAATGAAGCACCCGAAAAACAGAGAGACAACCAGGGAAAGTTTGCAAAATCAGAACAAGGAAACGATCAAAAAGAAACACCTGTTGTTGCTGAACAGACTGGAATCAAACCTGGCCCTAAAGCTGAACCTAAGCCGGTTGAAAAAGCTCCTGTCTCATGGCGTCCAGAGACAAGAGAACACTGGGCTGCGTTGCCGACAGAAATAAAGAACGAAGTCCTGCGGCGCGAGCGTGAAATTCAGAATACGCTCAAAGAAAGCACTGAAGCTCGCAAGATGGTTGAGCAATTTAACCGGGTTATTCAACCGTATGAAATGTTAATTAAAGCTGAAAACAGCAATCCGCTTCAGGCTGTTGATAATTTGATGGCTACGGCAGCTAGGTTGCGTACTGGTACATCTAGCGATGTTGCACAAATGGTTGCCAATATTGTTAAACAATTTGGTGTTGGAAGATTTGGCAAAGCGTTTATTGAGCAATTAGATTCTGCTTTGGTTGGTGAGATTCCGCAGGAAGATGCACAATCAACGCAAATGCGTAATATGTTGCAGCAACAGTTGGCTCCTGTTCAACAATTTATGAACCAGTTTCAACAGGCTCAATATGTTCAGCAAGAAAAATTAACGCAAGAAGCTGCGAATGAAGTTCAGAACTTTTTGGAAAACGCCGAGTTTTCTGAAGATGTACGCGATGATATGGCCGACCTGATGGAAGTCGCGCAACGCCGTGGACGCGAACTTAGTTTGCAAGAGGCTTATCAACAGGCTTGTATTTCTAACCCCAAGATTAGGGCAATTTTGCAGCAGCGCGGTAAAACGGCTGACGCCAATAAGCTCACTGGCGCGGCTCAGAAGGCCAAGGCTGCGGCTGTAAGCGTATCTGGGGCACCGGCTATTTCAGCGCCGCAGCGAGCGGCTGTGGACGTTAGATCGGCTATTGAAGCGGCTATTGCTTCACATTCCAGATAAGCGTATGATTTACAAAGCAAAATAATGTTTTGCTAAGTAATTGTTATTGTTATGTTTTTACTGCTTTTGCGAACTTGTTAACAATTAAGTGCCATCGCAAGAACACTTATAGTTAACAAATCATCGCAATCTGCTTATGTAAAATACATAACAATTTCAACAACGTGCAGCGACACCAAACAAAAGATTAACAATCCCATTTGTTTGTCGTCGGGGACGTTATGCCATCTGCGCCTATGGCGCAGAACATGATCGGACCACTCGTTCTGCTGCATGGACGATGTGTGTTTTTAACCGCCCGATTGAGCGGGCAATAGATCATGGAGAAATCAGATGGCTTTTGCGAATACGTCCGTTACGGACATTATTGCTACTACGATTCAGTCGCGTACCCGCCAGATTGCGGATAACGTTACCAAAAACAATGCTTTGCTTGCCCGTCTTAACAACCGTGGCAACGTAAAGCCGTTTGGCGGCGGTAACGTGATCTTCCAGGAATTTTCGTTCCAGCAGAACGGCAATGCCGGTTTCTATAGCGGTTACGATCTTCTGCCGGTTGCGGCGGCTGACGTTATCAGCGCGGCTGAATTTAACATTAAGCAGCTTGCTTGCCCGGTCGTTATGAGCGGCCTGGAAATGTTGCAGAACGCTGGCCGTGAGCAGTTTATTGACTTGCTCGAAGCCCGCATGAATGTTGCTGAAAGCACGATGGCTAATAAACTGGCGCAGTCGGTTTATAGCGATGGTACTGGTTCTGGCGGTAAGGAAGTGACCGGCCTTGATGCGGCGGTTCCTTCTGACCCGACCACTGGCACCTACGGCGGCATTGACCGCGCTACTTGGTCTTTCTGGCGTTCGCAGCTTTATGACTTTAGCTCGCAGAGTGTTACTCCGTCCTCGACCACGATCCAGGCGGCGATGAACACTCTCTGGTCCTCGTTGGTTCGTGGCTCTGATCGTCCTGATTTGGTCGTTCTGAGCAATGCCTACTGGACCTATTACATGACTTCGCTCCAGGCGCAGCAGCGGTTTACTGATCCGAAGACTGGCGATTTTGGTTTCCCGACGATTAAATTCATGGATGCTGACGTTGTGCTTGATGGCGGTATTGGTGGCTATTGCCCTGCTAATACTGGCTTTATGCTCAACACGAAGTATATCTTCCTGCGTCCTCACAAGGACCGCAACATGGTTGCGCTTAGCCCGACTCGCCGCTACGCGATTAACCAGGATGCTGAAGTGCAAATTTTGGCATGGGCTGGCAACCTTACTTCCTCGGGCGCTCAGTTCCAGGGTCGTATCCAGAATTAACCCTGTGGTGGGGTCAACTTACCTTGGTAGGTAGGGAGACTTTCCTACCAAGGTCTTTTTGAAAGGATTTAACTATGGCTCAAGCTATTATTGGTATTATCCCCACGCAGATTGCGGCTTCTACCGCTAATGCGGAATTTAGACTTGGTACTGTTGGTGGTTATGATGATCCGAGCAATGGTTATCAGGAATTTGTTTATGGTCGTGCCAATGGCGCTGTTACTGCCGCTGGCTATCTTTGCGTTGAACTCACTGGCTTTGATTTTGCTATGGCAAGCACTACGACTACTGCGCCTGGTTCTTCAGGTTATGGTACTCGTTGTGGCGCTGCTCAAGCGGCTCTTGCTGACAATGAATATGGCTGGTTCCAGATTTACGGCAAAGGCAGCGTTCGCACGTTGGCTTCTGCCGCTAAAGGCACTCGCCTGAACAGCACAGGTACTGCTGGCGCTGTTGATGACGATGGTAGCACTGGTTCTGAAGCTATTGAAGGACTTGTTCTTGGTACCGCTACGGGTGGCTCTGCTGCTACCAATACAGATGCGATTTTCTCGTATCCTACAGTTGGCGCTACTCTCTAAACATAATGGATGGCGCGGGATATTCCTGCGCCATCCATTTTCATAAAAAAGGAAATAAAAATGAACGCAAACGCCGCCACAGTTCAAACCGATTGGTCAACCGTTGCTGACGCTCCCGGTCTTGATGATTCTCGATTTGCTGTTGATGATAAATTGTTTGTGCAGTTTTTTCGTAAACCCAAAATGATGCCTGGGGAAAGCAAGAAAGCTGGACGCGCAATTTACAAAGAAATTGATTACATTCGAATTATTGTGCCAGGCGATAAACTTAGCATTGTTGAACGTCCGGTTAATGAAATCGACATTCAACGCTTTGGGCCAAAATATGAAAAATTCCAATCAGGCGCTGGAAATGTAATTGAAGGCACTCCGTTGTCGTCTTTGCCGCGCATGACGCCGGTAAAGGTTGAGGAATACAAATATTTTAATATTCACACTGTAGAGCAGCTTGCTTCTGCATCTGACAATGTTGGTCAAAAGTTCTTTGGCTTTCAGGAAGATAAACGCGGCGCTATTGCGTTCCTTGAAATTGCAAAAGGCAACGCTCCGATTGAAAAGATGAATGAAGAACTAAAAGAGCGCGACGTTAAGATTGAAGAAATGCAAGCGCAGATTGAAGCTCTGACGAAGATGGTAAACGGTAAAAAGTCGTAGCCTTCTGAAAAATAGGAATTAACGGATGGCTTACCAGATTATTAACGACACTACGCTTTCTGCCATCGTTCAGAACGTAGCGCAGATGGTAAGCTATCCGGTTCCTTCTGATCCGGCTGGAAGCTCTGACCCATCTATTGAGCAAATGGTTCAAGCTGTAAACCTTTCTGGTTTAGACTTGATGGCTCTTTATGATTGGCAAGAACTTACAAAAACCTATCAAATTTCTATTGAAGCAGACGAAAGCGGTCAAATTCAAAAAG